CACTTGTCTTTACCTTTTTCAGTGCCAGCATACTTGTAACCTTTCCAGCAAGCTTTGCCATCAGCACCTTGTTCCTTACCTTCTTTATTTTTAGCTTCTTCTAGTTCAGCTTCTTCACGCTGAACATCTTTAGTTTTTACAGTTGTGTATTCGATTTCGGCACCATGAGATTGCTTCGTTCCAGTACCAGCAGCAATGTTGATTGCTGGATCAGCAGGAGCAGCTTTTGCCTTAGGATCTTTCTTCGAGAAATCATCTTCATTACCTTTCTTTTGTAATGAAGGGATTCCTTCTTCACCAAGATGATACACTACAGACTGTATCAATGCTTGCGAAAAAGCATCCATGTTTTTAACTTCAGTCGTGGCTTTCTGTCTTTCCATTTGTAAAGATACTACTATTTTTCCTTTCTTTATTTATGTTTTCATCGATGTTAATAGCACGAATATCTTTAACCCAAGCACGAAACATCTTCTGTGATTCGGTAACAGCAATCACATAGTTAACACCAGATCGAATAATGCGACCCTTTTCCCCAGTGTTAACATTCATTATGATATTACCTTCTTGAAAAATTTCTTTTTGAAGATACGATTCTTGCGTTACTTCTTGTCTTAATTGTTTGAAACTTTTCATTTAAGGTTTTAAGTTGAACGGAAGTGGTAGGATTCGAACCCACGAACGCTTTCACGTTGCTTGTTTTCAAGACAAGTGCCTTCAACCACTCGGCCACACTTCCAATATTTTTGATGGTTCAAGTGTGATATACCTCAAGGATATAACAGGGACTTGAACTCTATCTCATTTATTTATCGGTCATCTTCTGCTCGATGTTCCGAGTAGTAGATGTCAAACGCTCCACCAGGATAACGCTTCTCAAGTTTCTTTACATTACGCTCAATAACTTCGTTGAAAGAAATTCCGAGTGCTTGAGTTGCTTGAGCAACATACCACATAATATCGCCGAGTTCAATAATAAGATGCTCCCGATTGTCATCGTTCCAGGGTTTGCCTTGGAAAACCATTTTCTTAACGATCTCCAGGAACTCACCGCCTTCAGCATTAATGCCAACGCCAGCAGTAAGCAATCGTTCAATATTGGCACCTTTACCATCAAGCTCAACAAGCCGATCAGCAAGGGAGCAAAAATCTTTAGAAGCATCGCTGGTAACGGCATCTACAAACTCTTCGTAGCGTTGAAATACAATAGTGTCAGACATAAATTAAATTACAAAAGTTGAAAATTTATTGAGGCGAGATTGTTTGTTGGAAGTATCTTCAAAGCGTTCGAAGGTTTCTTCCTCGTCGGTGTCCGTGATAGAACCTTCCGAGTCATCTACATTATACAACTTCATCTTCGCTCTGTCAATACCCACAGTGAACCTCTTGTAGTAAGTCGGATCGTTGTATCGGTTCTTAAGTTGTTTAACCATGATACGCCCAGACTGTTCAAGCTCCTCAGTGGCAATAAGAGCAAACATAAAATCTGCTGTAGCAGGAAGACCAAAGGATTCAGAAGTGTCGGTAAGATCAACGTCAGAATTGCCGAAACCAGAACGAGTAGTCTGAGTAGCAGTGACAATTGGTACGTTATGCTCAACAGCAAGACCACGAAGCTCCTCAGCAATCGCTTTAACATACGTATATGAATTTACGATATGACCTTTATATCTAGCAGAAGCACAGATATTAAGATAGTCAATGTAAATGATGTCGGGAGCGAAATCCTTTTTCAATCGTAGATCACTGAGCAATGCTTTGAAGTGACCAACGTGAGCAGAAGCAGTAGGGTATTCTTTAATAATAAGTTTACCTTGTGTCTTCTGTCCAATCTGATGAACTCTAGAAGTGAAGATTGATTCTGGAATAGATCCAATATCTTTGATGTTTACGTTCAGTAAGTTTGCATCAATGCGTTCAGCAATCTTCTCTTCTGCCATCTCCATGGTAATGTAAAGAACATTCTTCCCCTGGGAAAGATTAGAAGCGGCACAGTGACACATAAAAAGAGACTTGCCCACACCAGTTCCAGCCAAAGCAACGTTAAGCGTCTTATTCGGGAGTCCCCCTTTGGTGATAAGATTGAATTTCTCAAGATCAAATGGAATCTTTGATTCATCTTTATGATAATATTCATAACGTTGCAGCACGTTATCTACGTAGTCGTGTCCTATGTATTCATCAAACGAAACTGCCAAGGCTTCTTGAAGTATCGATGGGATTGAATCTCTTGATAACTTCGGATCTCCCCCGTCAGCAATTTTGATTGACTGGAGTAGGGCGTTGTAAATGGCCCTATCTTTACACCACTTTTCTGTTGCTGTGACGACCCAATCTTTGTCGATTGATTCATCACTATACTCTTTGATTTTCGTAAGGCTTTCTTTATAAGTGTCTTCAGTGAGATCATTTCTATCTTGTAGTGCTAAGATTAATATTTCCTTTGTAGGAACTTTATCATACTTGACGGAGAAATCGTGAATCTCTTCAAAGATAACTTTCTCAGAATGTTCTTCAAAATATTCTGCTTTGAGATGAGGAACTACCTTCCGATAGTATTCCTCATTACAAATTAAGTTTCTTAGAATAGTTGCTTCAATCTTCTCCGTCATCACTTACCCCATAAAGAAATTCAACTGATGCTTGTTCCTGTAGCTTTGCCATTATATCATCGGTGAAATAATCATCTGGATTTCGTAGAATTTCTTTACCATAAACTTTCTTACCGTTGACTTCATAGCGACCAGCACTGTTTTTCCAGATGCCAGCTCGCTCTCCCAATTCTAGCAGACCATAGTGGCGTTCGAGACCACGCTCATCAAAATACAGACGAGTCTCGACCTTGGATCCTTCACGAGTCAGACGGGACTTCTTCGCCTCACATTTAATAATGTTTCCGATGAGATCGGTTCCATCTTTTTCTTTTTTCTTCGAGAGGTAAATGATTGTGCTAGCAGAATACTTAAGACCACTACCACCGCCCATCTCTTTCGTAGGAACGTAAGCGCCAACAACGTCATAGGTATGATTAGTAACTAACATGGGAATGTTTGCTTTGCCAAGTTTCAGTGTGAGAATTCTAAACACTGATTTGGTTAGCTGTGCCTTGGTCATGTCACGAACATTCTTGTCGTTAGAAGCATCCTCAACTTCTTTATTTGTGGCAAGCATTCCAAGGGAATCGAGAACAAACATGAGGGGCTTACGCTCCTCTTTTGGTTGCTCCATGTATTTATCGATGATTCTAACGGCCTGGGTTCTAAATTCCTCAATAGTATCCACAGGGAAAATAACCATACGCTTAGAATCAATTCCCCTGCTTTCAATCATCTGCTTACTAATGGCAGACTCAGTTTCAAAGTAAATGACTCCAGCGTTAGGATCAATATTGAGGAAATTACGAACGACACTAAGACAGAAAAAAGTCTTTCCCGTGCCCGATTCTCCAGCAATAGCCGTAATTTTATTTGAGGGAATACCCCCATACAAAGATCCAGAAACCAGGGCATTAAAAATGTAGCTCCCAGTATCAACAAAAGATTCAACGTCGCCAGCAGCAATGCCATCAGCAGCAAGGGCAGCGAATTCATTTTTACTATCCTTAATTACTTGTTGTAAAAAATCCATAATTCTCCTAACTAAAAAAACTCATGAGCGAGATCTTTCGCTCAGCATCCCAGCCAATACATTCTAGCACATTTCTCAGCGGTTCGTAAAATGACTTTTCAAATTGTGTTCGATAGTCAACATACTTATCAAGATTAAACTCAACTGGTAATGTGCTGAAAAATGAGATCACATTTTCTTGGATGGGGTTTGGCATCTTGAGGTAGAGAAACTTGATCTTCTCTCCTTCTTGGATAAGAGGGTACTTGTGAGTAAGATCATTACTTCGTACATAGTGATTATACAGTAATGCACCTCTGACCTGAATAGGTGTCCTCTCTCCATAAATTTTTGAACGACTTGCATATTTTTGTAGTCCATTACAACCCCGAGGAAACGCAATGTCAAGATAATTTTGTTTCCGAGTATCTTCTTTTATCTGCTCGATAAAATTAATCACATCATCATTAGTTTTATTAATAATGATTGTGTAAGCTTTGTATAACTTATCTCGGAAGTATGCTGGTGTGGAAGATCTAGCGGTTTCCATACCACAGATTTTCATCTTAGGTTCTTTGTAACGAACTCCTTCGCTATCCCATACGTTAAGAACATAACGTTTCTTGGCAGTCCAGAATCCACGGTTAGCAATATTCTCCCGCTTCATCTTCATCATTTGAGCGTAAGCATTTACGTAGTCGGCCAATTCTTGGTAAGAACTTTCAATAAAAGGCTCAAGTTCCACCTGGCAGACCTTATCAAGGAACCCAACAATTTTTTCATTAGGAACCTCTCTGCCTTTGTATACACTCTGTACCAAGCCATCCAGACACAAGTACATAGAATCAGTATCAGAAGCAATAACATAATCTACATTATTTGTTTTGAGAACTTTGTTTAGATGAGCATTCATCTTATTGCCAATCCAACGAATTGACAATTGACCAGATAGAGTGATAGCTTCAGCAATCTCAAGTTTGTAATAACGGAAGTGCTCGTTTCCAATAGCACCATAAGCAGAGTTAAGTTGAATCTTACGTGCCATCTGAATATTATTGCAGCGAGCAATCTCTTTTTTCAACTCCACCGTTGGATTGTTTTCGTACTGCTGTTTGGCAGCCAGCATTTTCTTTTTGTAGATAGTACGTTCTTCATAGATTTTTTCCATGAGCTTTGGCAGGAATCCTTGATACTCAGTTGTATAAAAAGTGCCATTAGCACAGACAGTTTTTCCAGACAAGTCACTTAAATCAATCTCCTGATTCAAAAATCTATCCACGCTGGCATGTGAATGTCTTTCACTCAGAAGTGTTTCTGGCGAAAGATTGTATTGCATGATAAGGTGAGGATACAGAGAGTTTAGGTCAAAACTCACCACCCAGTCATACATACCAGGCACAGGTTCTTTTACATAAGCACCAGCATACTTATTATCTTTTGTGCTTTCCCTCTTAGGAGGAATAGTTATATTTTGTTTGGCGAGATAAACATAAATGATGTTATCCCACATACGTACCTGAGAATATACATCCTCAAAATTTACTTTAGCATCATATGCCATGGTAAAAGCAAGTTCAAGAAGTTTCATCTTGTCATCCAAACGATCAACAAGGCGAACGTCATGAATATTATACTTTACAAATTTGTCCCAATCTTTCGTGTAGAACTCCTTGAATGTATCATGCTCGGAGTGATCTAGTTTCTTTTCTTCGAGTTCTACAAAAGCAATATGATCAAGACGATATGATTCTTGGTTAGTATAAGTAAATTTCTTATACAGTTCAAGATAATCCAGAGTGGCAATACCCATCAAGTCATAAGCAAAGTTCTTGCGACCCTTGATAAAGATTTCTCTTGACATGGTATTTTTCCAAGGAGAAAGAAGACGAGCTTCTGCTTCTCCTACCATACGCTCAATTCTACGATAGATGTATGGGATGTCAAACAACTGGACATTCCAACCAGTAATTACATCTGGATAATTTTCCATCCACCAGTGAAGGAACCCTTTAAGTAATCCGACTTCAGAATTGAACTGGAGATAATTAACTTCTTTATCATCATTATCATAAGGACGAGATCCGAACACAGTGATCCTGCCCATCTCACTATCTTTAATACTAATCAAAAGAATTTCTTGATCAGCAGATTCTAGATCTGGGAAACCATTCTCTGCACCAGTTTCGATGTCAAGAGTAAACACACGAATCTTACTTGTGTCATATTGAATCTCATCATCAGGATACTCCTCAAAAATATATTGGTTCAGAAAACGAGTCTGACCGTAGATTTGAAAATCCTCAATGTCCTTATGATCTTGAATAAATTGTTTAGCATCACGGATGCTTCCCTGTTGTACAGGTCGAACATATTTACCGTCGAGTGTTTTCCATTCTTCCTGCTTAGCAGAAGGAAGAAACAACGTCGGATTGAATTGAACTTTGTCTTGAAATTTTTTACCATTTTCATAACCACGAACGAGAATAGAATTTCCCGATTGTTCAACACTGGTGTAAAATTTCATTCTTCAGATTCTTCGGCAATAGGAGCAGGTTTTTCTATTTCAACTAGACCACGATATTGATTGTAAAGAAAATCAGATGGATCGGCAATTAGGCTGATCTCAGAAGATCTAACAATAAACTCACGGTCTCTGGAGTATGGAGGGAAAGGTCCCACACAGGACCCATCCACCTCATACGGGTATTTTAGCACACAATCTGGGTCTCCGAACTCCACATCAGGAATTTCTTCAACTTCCGAAATGATCCACACACCATCAAAACGAATTAATTTAATAGTTTCATTCATCAGTAACAACTTCGGGGTTCACAACTTTTTCAATTTCTTCTTGTTGTAGACGAGCATTAGCATTCATAGCTTGATTTACTTGTTCAATCTTTGCTCTATATGCTTGTTCCAAACCAGAATCAGGCACTCCAATAGCAGTTACAGAATCATAAGGAATTTTGAATTGATAATCTACAGAGTATGGACACCAGCGACTAAACTTAACTTGAAGATCTTGCTGGCTATCTTCTCCACCAACCGAAATAAGAGAAAGTTCGTATGGGTGAATCATTAGAAGACACACACCTTTTCGGGCATCACCCTCTCCATCGAAAACTTCTTTCAGATCACAAATAATTTGTGTCCCTGTTTTCATGATAACAATAGACGCATTTAAATTTTCCATAATTCTCCAATCAGAATTCTAACATTATAGCACAAAAAGAAAAAAGGGGCAAGAGCTGATTCTGACCAGCTCGGCCCCTGCGGCGACGATACAATTTATTTATTCCACGAGAAGTTGACGATCACTTGTCTTAATACAGTAAGTGGTTTTTTTCTTTTCTTCTGGAATAATCTTTTCTAAAGAAATGATCAATAGACCATCAGCAAATTGAACATCAGAAATTTTTACATCATCTGCCAATTGCCAGGTGTTTCTGAAAGAACGTTTGGAGAGCCCTTTGTGTAGGTATGTTCGTTCAGAATCTCGTTTCTCAACTTTGCTGGTAACTGTGAGAATATTTTGTTCTGTTGAGACTTCGATTTCCTGTGGTTTAAATCCTGCAAGAGCAATCTCAATCTCGTAATTACTATTGTCATTCTTGATTAAGTTATATGGAGGGTAGCTAGTTGTGTGACCAGACATAGCATCCAGACGATTAAAAATATCATCCAGCCCTACAGAAAATGGGGAATAAGCATCCCAAGTGTATTTAGTCATTGGTAGTTCTCCTTTAATAAGCGAGTGTTTAAGACCCCGAAGGCGTCTAATATAATTTAGCACATAAACAAAAATAGTGGGGTGTCGTAAACCCCACTATTATTGTTCGGTCATTAGTATAATATACCCTCTGTTGCGATACCAATCAAGATGTTTTTTGCCCCAAGGTATTGTTACCCACACTATAGTTTTTTCTGGTGTGAGAAACTGAACCTTGACTGTTCTCATCAGACTTCGGTTTTCTTCCGACCGATATTATACTTGCTTTCCAAAGTCCATTCATCCTTTTCTTTAAAGGCAAGAACTTTAATTTGATTGAGTGGAGCAACGTCCTCAATTTTTTCAGGAGTTGTTACAGTAATCAGACCCCAATCTGAAAGCAATTGAATGATACGATTCCTACGCTGAACATCATTCAACGAAAGATTAGTATGTTTGCCATCCAAAGCAAATAGTTCTTTGAAATGAACGATATAATATCTACCTTGCTTATGAAGAATATGGCAAGATTGATAAATCTTTTTTTCTTTCCTAGAAGCAACACCGATTCTCGTAAGGGTTTCACGGACTTTCAAAAAGTCATCTGGCTCAGCCAGAGAAACCTCCACCATATCAGATTGTTGCCACTGAATTACAATATCATCTGTCATTTTGTTCCACCCTTATTCAATGCCTTTTTAATTGCTACAAGTTGTTCAGTTGTGAGAATCTCTAAGGCTTCCAGAGCTTTAGTATGACTATAGCCATAATACTCTTTCACCAATTCAAGATGCTCTAAAGTTTGTTTTTTGACCCAGGGAGAAAACCTCTTCCTTGGCTTCAAACTATTTATAAAAAAGTCAAATTGCATCTTCTTGGGAAGATGAGCATTTTTATTCATTTCATTTGCATATAAAATTGCATCTGTAAATGAAGAAAGACATTTATTAATAATAAATGGGGGATAACTCTTCACTGCTTCCTGATCATCATCAAGAATTTTCTGTTTTGTTTGGTTAATAGAGTTTAAATAATCTTTTAATTCGTACTTCATTCAAAAATAGCGGTAACACCCATAACAGTTGCATTAGGATTGCGAGCAAGAGCAACTTCTTTTGCATCTTGATAATTAGTAGCAATCACATCTTCATAGAAAACACGACCACCGACATAAAGTTTCACACGGCATTTCATAATCAAAATCCTCTTTGGGTTTCATCAATAGTAGCAAAGCAACTTTCTGATAAAGGTGCGACGGGGACAGTTTTTGCACTGTCCCAATCTGGTTTATGATATTTTAAATATTCTCGGAAAGTCATTTTCATTTCTTTCTGAGTCATACCACAATGATAGGCAGCCTCAGGTAAATTCATTGTAGAACGAAACAATCCCTCGTTAGCCTCACGAACATTCTCTGGAGTAGTTTTTACTTTCATAGATAACGAACCTCATCAACGTAGCCAGCTTCCAGAGCAGTCAATATCATGTTGTGAGAATAACTATTTGGTTTCGGGGGGGCAGAAAAATAGATTACATAATATGCTGACTTATAAAGATGTTTCAGTAGAGCACCATTACACACAGCTTTTTTAACATTATCAGTTCGTTGTGCTCCTGGACGTTTTTTGCCACCAGGATTCCCACCCTTTGCTTCAACATATTCCGTTCTAGTTGGCAAATCAGCAATGTAATCCAGCTCTATTCCAAGTTCTTTTACACAATAATCTTTGCCAACTATGATTCCATCCCTATTAACAAGATCTTGTTCCACAAGAAATTCAAATTCATCTCCAGATTTTTTGCTTTCAGATTGAAAATTATTCATTTAAATTCACACCCCATCATAATTTCAGTTAGACAAGCAAGAAGATTGATTTCTTGGTCAGCAACCACTGTAATATCTCGCATGTATTTGGCAATAATTAAAACAGCTTCTGGAATAGAAGAACCTTTAAGAGTATCATAAAGAGAGTCGTAAAGTTTTCTCATTACGATAGCTGGATCGTTGTCAATGTTATCAACAACCCATTTCTTAACTGTCGTAAATTCTTTGTTCTTTAACGCCCGAACCAAATCATCCAGATTAATGTCGGCAATGTCAACAAGAACAGAAGAATCAATCCGTCCGTTGGCACTGTGTCTCTGTGCTTCATTAATCAACCTCCTCCAATCTGGATAATAACGTCTAATCAGTTTGATCAAAACTTTGTCGTCATATTCAATTGTATTCTCGTCAAGAATATTTTTCAAACGAACAAAGAACTTCGCCTGAAGTTTATCAACCTCAGTATTATTAATCTTAAAATCAATTACAGTGCATCGTGAGTGCAATGGTTGAATGATTTTATTTGGGAAGTTGCAGGTGAAGATGAATCGACAGTTGCCATGAAACTCTTCCACAGCCGTCCTGAGCGAGAGCTGGACATCCTGAGTGGTGTTGTCAGCCTCGTCAATAATGACGACTTTGTGGGCTGCTCCAGAGGTCAGTGAGACAGTTGTGGCGAATTGCCTGACCTTGTTCCGAACGGTGTCGAGAAAGCGCCCCTCATCAGATCCGTTGATCACGATGTAGGAGGCGCCGATCTCATCACAAATTGCTTTAGCAACAGTGGTCTTGCCTACACCAGCAGAGCCACAGAGCAGAAGATTTGGAATTTCTTTCTGCTCAATAAATCCTTTAAAGGAGTTTTTAATATTCACTGGAAGAATACAATCCTCAAGAGTATGAGGACGATATTCTTCCACCCACAAAAATTTCTTATTCATCAAGGTTCAAGAGCAATGTAGTAGACGAGAGGGAGGCGGGTATGTTTCCATTCAGTAATTAGTTTACTGGAAATTTTTACATCATAATCTCCCTGAACAAGGTTAACATTTTCCATCTTCATTGTCAACTCATACTCACCAGTATTGTCTCCCAAAATTTCCTGGGAATAAACATTACTAGTTTCGTTTTCTCGATCACATAGGTTCAGTGATACAGTACCACCAGCAGATGATTTGAATACCAGATCAGGAATGCCATAGACATTCGCTGCTTTACCAAGTGCTTCCAACTGACTTTTGCTAATAGAAAATTCAATATCAGCACCTGGAAAATTGACCTTGCGATCAGGGGCAGTCTTCAAAGTAATTTCGGGATCAGAAAAATAGTATTTTGCACTACGTCCATCTCCACGAATCGTAAGATATTCTGCGTTAGCAAACTCTAGAACTGGATCTTGAAACAAAGAAATGCCAGCAAGAAATTGATTGAGATCATAAATTGCAAACGTTTGTGGGAACACTTCTTCGCAATCATACTGTGAAATAAGATTCTCACCGATGTTAATAGTTTTCAATTGAGATCCTTCTCGAATAAGAATAGATCCATTGATGGTGGAATAATTTTTAAGCACCATCATTGTTTGTTGCGAAATAGATACTGTACTCATTTAAACTCCTGGAGACCGTTTTGAGTGCGGGTGTAGTGACTATCGAAGTGAAGCAGTAGCATAGCGTAGTGAATCACTTTCATAAGATCCCGCTTGTTACGACCATCCTTATCACCGTAGCGAGATCCATACTTAAGGATATTTGCTTGACAAAATCCAGCGGCAAGTTTCTTTGCTGCCATCAAATCAATTGTTTGAATGTCAGCGTATCCATCTTCGTCACCACAGTAGTGTCCATGGTAAGTGCTGACTACATAATCCTCGACATCCTTGAGGATCTTATCCTCATTGTACTTCCATTGCATTTTCATTCCTCCGTTACATACTGTAGATCTTCATGATAGCACTCTTTGATTGTTCCGTCAAGTGTCTTCACGAAAAGTTTTGAATTGTGTCCGCCAAGAATCCTGACGGAACTACCGTCCCGAAGGACGGCAATGTTACCAATGTAACCGTGAAACTCAGGCTTCTTCATTTACCTCAGTTTCAGTTTGGGCATCAGCATCAGCACCAATGCTAGCATCAATCTTGTCGTACAGTTCCATGAAGCTGGACTTGGTTTCGTCATCGAAACGATTCACGCAAACTTGAATCGCTTTCATACGCTTGCCAAAAATGCTGTAAGCACGAATGATGTGAGACAGACGACGAGTGCTGATCACTTCATCAACGCCACCTTCCTTGAAAGTCTTGCGAATGATATCTGCCCAAGAAGCAAGCTTCTCACAGAACTCTTCATCCAGGCAACCAAGTTTGGCAGAAAGCTTCTGGAGAATCTTCTGCTCAGTCTTAGGAGCAGGATAGTCTTGCTCAAAGGTGAGAGCAAATCGCTCAAGAAATGCTTCGTTCAGAACGTTGGTGCCGATGAAACGACCGTCATCACTGCCCTTACCTTTGGTGTTAGCAGTGGCAACGATAGTGAAACCAGCGGTGGGTTTGACATAACGACCAGTCTTCTTCAGGAACACACCCTTACCTTCAAGGATGGACTGGAGACACAGGATCTTGTTAGAAGCAAGGTCGATTTCGTCAAGCAGCAGAACAGCACCACGCTCAAGTGCTTCGATCACAGGACCGTTGTGCCACACAGTTTCGCCATTGATCAGACGGAAGCCACCGATCAGATCGTCTTCATCAGTCTCGATGGTGATGTTGACACGAATCAGTTCACGCTTCAGTTGAGCACAAGCTTGCTCCACACCGAAAGTTTTGCCGTTGCCAGACATACCAGTGATGAACACAGGATAGAAAATCCCAGAAGAAATAATTTTCTTAACATCACTAAAGTTACCAAAGCTGACGAAGTTAGCATCTTTATCAGGAATCAGGTTTTCACGGTGGATCACAACATGCTCAACTGCTTGCTCGACAGGTTCGGCAGCAGGAGCGTTGTAAGTGTTTTCAATATCTTGGGCAGTCAGGTTCCAACGACCATGACCAGTCTTGTATTGCTCAAGACGCTTGGCAATGGTGGGATAAGAACTACCGAATTCATCGGCAGCAGCAATTACAGCGTTGCTGCCGAAGTCTTCGCCGAAGTGGGTGGAAATGTAAGCGACGAGAGCTTCTTGTTCAATGTTTGCTTTACGAGCCATGATGAGTAATCTCCTTTGTGGATGAAATAAGTGTAGCAGGTGGATTGGTGGTTGTGGAGCCTTCGGTGGACGGTTTAAAAAGTGACTTCACAATCACCAAACTTGAATGTCTTGGCATTTAGTTTGGCGGCAAGCTTTAGAATTTTTTCTACTTCAGAATCAATTGAATCTACTGATTCTTTTTTGACATAATTTTCCGAAGGATTTTCTTCAAAATATGTAATTAAATTATTTTCTACTACTTTATCTTTTTGTTTTTTAATTTTTCTTTTTCTTTGAATAGCTTTTTTATAAGTTTTAGAAAATTTTGGACAAATTTGTTCAATATCTTCAAGATTTTTATGAGCAAAATCCGACATTTCTTTTGCTAATTGTTTAGTGTATACATTATGTTCTTCCAAAAATTGTTGAATACCACGAAAGCAAACTGAATTTTTAGGATTTACTAGATTTCCTTTATAATAAATTCGATTTGATTCTGCATAGTCCGAAAGATATTCAAGAAGGACTGGAATGTTATTTGATTCTATAGCAGATTGAATGGAGATCATTGTTTCAGTGAATAATGTTTTTCAAATTTTATCATGTCAGAAGAAAAAATTCAAGCCACCAGAGTGGCGAAGGACGACAGAAGCTTTTTGTTCGTCGTCTTCTTCTTGAGCATAGTACGGAATGCCCGTCCGATGTCAGCAGCAGTGGCCTCTTCCTCAACTGTCAGCGTGGTGTCTACTGACAGATCACTGGAAGAAATCATGTACAGAGCATCGTATCCCATGCCATTGATTTCGTAGGTCTTTTCTTTACGCCACACTTTCATAGCTTCATCAGGTTCAACTCCACCAGTAGATTTGTAAAGAGAACGATAAAGATAAGAGAAACTATTGCCACTAGCAATTCGGAATCCAATTAGATTGACTTCAGGGAAGTTGTCTTTCAGATTCTCAAGCAGAATAGCAGTGAGGTTGCTATTCACGTTATCCATTTCGAAGTTACGATACACGTAACCAATTTTACGATCACGGAGAGCATTTCCATTGTTAATGTAATTCTGCCCAAGATAATTGTAAGAACCATTAGGACGCTGAATATTGATATCAAAGTTCAGATGATTTGCTTCGCCGTCAGTCAGAATGACAACGTTAACTTTCTGAAGTTTGTTCCGAGTCTTGAACTGAGGAATGATTTGATGGAGAGCAATGATAGATTCGTTAAGAGGAGTTCCACTCAGATCCAGACCACTAGGAACACTATAGTGATGATAAGTAGCACCAGCGTAATTAGAATCTTCTCGGGCAGCAAGACGCCACAGATTCAAAATACAATTGTCAAGCACCTTATTGTTGGCACGGGAACTCAGGAAATTCAACATTCGGAAACGACGATGAACTTCAATAGTACCATCCTGTTTTTTATACAGAGACTTAGGAGCACTGTAGTTAGCATCAACATAAGAGTTGCTCCACTCGTAAGTGAAGGCATACACCTCAAAAGGAATCTGAACTTTCTTACAGAACCACACAAGGTTCAACAGTTGCTTCACAGTGTCAAGCAGATAATCATTCATCGAACCAGACCAGTCCAGCACAAATACTAGACCATGATTCTTGCCGTCAGGAATCACAGAAACCTTACGGAAGATATCTTCGTTGTACTTGTACGTGTGAAGTTTGGTGGTGTCGAGAGTGCCAGTACGAGCAGTAGACATACGCTGATAAGCATCTGCCGACTTCTTCATTTCAAACTCTTTAACCAGATAGTTTACTTCCTTTTGTGCTTCTGCACGATACTTCCGATAATCTTTATCAACTTGATCGAAAGCATTCATAGAATAACGACCACAGGTAAGAACTTCATCAAAACAATTGTTGATGTGATCGTTCAGCATTTTGTAGTCAGCAATCGTCTCATCGATTTTAATTTCAGGACGTTCGATGTAAGTAGTTTCACTAGCATACTGATTGGTAAGCTTTTCTGTTTGCTGATCAAATGCTTGCTGAGTTTTAGAAACTTCTTCATTCTTTTGCTGGTCATTAGGACCACCGCCACCAGAACCAATAGGAGCATCTTGGGCAGTACTATTGCCACCAGATTGATCTTGACCTTCTTCATTAGAGGGTTTGGTCATGCCACCATCACCACTGGACATTTGTTGATCAGATTGACCATTGGAAATACCAGAGCCAGAGCCAGAACCTTCTTCACCATCTTGATCAGAAGGCATAGGCATAGTCATTTGTTCTTGATACTTTTCTTTCACGTACTTGTGAATGAGATCACAAATAGCCAGCACTTGCTGGAAGGTTTCAGCACCTTCAATCATCTCAACAAACTGCTGCTCAAATTCATTGAACGGCATCTGAGCGTAAGCACCAATCTTAAAATGAAGATTGATACGATCAATAAGCGGCAGTTCATTCAGATCTTCGTCAGCAATGCTGAAGAAATCGTCACGGTTGAGTTCGCTATAACCATTGTAGAAAGTACGAGCGAGACCAGGAAACTTACGCTTCATCAGTTTCTCGATACGAGCGTCTTCCACAACGTTCACATAATCTTTGGGTACACCCTCGGCAACTTGAGTAGTCCAGTCTTCATTAGGAGTGTAGATAGCATGTCCTACCTCATGTCCCACCAGAAGGTCGTATACGACCCCAGAAGCCCTGTCCCAGATCGGCAGGGTAAGGACACGGCGCTGGACATCAAAACATGCTGTAGGCACCTTCTTGTGCTCAATGATGAGGTTCTCCGTTGCCA